AACGATGGACGTGGCCACAGTCGGCGGCGGCTCTCTGTTCCTGACAGCAACGCCAGTCGGTCGCCCATGTGAATTCCTGCGCCGGATCTTGGAGGGCTCTGTCGAGGACAACATCGACCCGGAACCGGGCTGGTACGTGGAACACGTGGAGCTGAGCCTGGAGAACGCACCGCATCGAACGCAGGAAGACATAGACGCGCAGGCTATGGAGTGCAGCCCCTGGGAATACAACCAGCGGATCAAAGCACAGTGGGACGGACTGACCAAAGGCCGCTGGGTCTCTGGCTTCAGCGAGGCCAACATGTTCGATGATGACCAGATCCCAACGAACGTGGAGAGCGTTGGGATCGGCTGGGACCATGGGGAGCTCCCCGGCAAGTCCGTCTGCTATCTGGTGGCCTGGGATGGATTCGCTATCTGGGTACTGGATGAGTACAGCAATGAAGAGCGAAGCACGCCAGCCACGGAAGCGAAGGCCGTGGCTGAGATGTGCAAGAAGTGGGGCGTCAATCTCCACGACATCCAGGAAGCTGTCGGCGACTCGAATAGCGCGGGGAAGCTGGGGATCGGCTTCACGATCAACGATCTGCTGATGCGTGAATTCTCCAAGATAGCGGGCACCAGCCGGCCGCCATTCAAGATCTCCGTACCGTACAAGCGGCGCGGATCTATTGATGCCCGCGTGCGCCTGTTATCTATGGCGTGCGTGGATGGCCGCTTCCGCGTTCATCATGGATGCACTAAGCTGGTCAGCAGTCTGCGCCATTGGCGCGGCGGCAACGACGATCTGAAGGACGCCTTCGATGCGGTTAGCTACATCGCAGAGGTCTACATCTCTCCAGGCGCAGAGAACAAATCCGAATTCATGATATGGGCGTGACCATGTACAGTAACGAGATCCCTACTTTCCTGAAGCCTGACAGCCGCGACGATAACGCGCGCTGGAATGAACAGAGCCTCCGCTATCGGATGCTGACTGGAGAACACGCGCCAGACGTAACGAAGACGATCCAGGGAATGTTCGGCCGTGAATTTGTGGGTGAGCTCACCCAGCAGATTGACCTGTCCCGCAACAGCTTTAAGACCGTATGGCAACAGCTCAGCACGGCCTACACGCAGTCGCCTGAAGTCGTGGCCAGAACAGAAGACGGAGAGCCGGTAGATCTGTCTTCCATCCTGACGCCGCGTCTCTGGCCGCAACGGCAGACAGCTGATCTCTGGGCGCTGGCCATCCGCGAATCGCTCTTCCGGCTGGACTGGAAGGAAGGGACAGGGATCCAATATCGCCCGGTCTCACCGGATGTCGTGGTCTGCCAAGCAATGCCAGACCGTCCAGATCGTCCGGGTCGAGTCGAGGAATACCGGAAGCGTATCAAGCCGAACGGGCAAGCCGTCTGGACTGTTGAGACCTGGGACATCTTGGGAGATGAGCCCGTGTTCAAGATTGAAGAGCTGTCCCAGATGGGCAAGAAGCGCACTGACGTTACCCGGGAATTCATGCCCGGTCTTGAGTCCGGCGCGTACCCGTACCTGGACAGAGAAGGCGCGCCCATCCTGCCGTATGTATTGATACACGCTGAAGTCGCACCGCGCCTCTGGAACTACACGACGGGCACCGAGCTCGTTAACGGCAGCCTGCGCCTTGCGGCCTTCTGGACTTTCTGGGGTTCGTCCTACCTGTCAGCTTCGCATCCGCAGAGATGGGCGCTTGATGTGACCACGCGCGCCGGTGACACCAAGAACATCGGCGGGAAGTCCGTTGACCTGATCCCAGTGAATCACAAGTCCATCCTGGTATTCAGATCGGACGGGCCAACAGGCGGAAGCCTTGGACAGTACGCGCCAGCGATGATCCCGCTCGAGGGCGCGGCAGCGCTGAAGGAGTATGAGCAAGGCTTAGCCGTCTACGCTGGCCTGGATCCCAGCGACTTGCAGATCACGGGCGGCCAATCAGGCTATGCGATCGTGGTCTCCCAGAGCGGCAAAAGGCGCCAACAGCGAAAGAGCGAACCAGCCCGGCGCATGGCTGATCAGCTTATCTTGGGGACTGCTGCCCGATTGGTCAACGCCTACGATGGGCTGGACTTGCCAGAAGACGCGGCGGCCTATGCTGTCCGCTATCCAGGCGTGGGTGAGTCCATGGAAGAGCGGAAGGCCAAGACGGAAGCCATCAAGGCCGAGCTCGATATGGGGCTCATCTCCAAAGTGGAAGCCTACAAGCGCCTGAACCCAGAGATCCAAGACGAAGCAGAGATCTTGGATCGGCTGATCAACGCCACCAGACTCGAGGGCATTGTGCGCCGAGTCGCTGAAGCAGAAGACCGGGCGGCCATCGAACAGGTAACCGCAGCAATCGAGACCATTAACTGACGCGACAACCCGCGATAGAGGTAGAGCATGAGTGAAGAGCAAGACAGCCAGACGCAGATCCAACAGCCAGCCAGCCAATCCATGGTGCCATCCTTCCGACTGAGGGAAGAGACGGAGCGCCGCCAGAAGGCGGAGACCGGATACAAGGATCAGGCTTCACGCCTCGAGTCCATGGCCGCAGAGCTGACAGCAACCCAGGCGCAGCTCGGGAAAGTCAAGGCGACCCACGGACAAGATCTGTCCTTGATGGAGGCCGGTATCAAGGACGCTGAAGTCCGAGACTTTATCCGCGAGCGCTATCAGCGGATGGACACGGAGAGTCGGCCACAGTTCGGGGAGTGGTTGACAGGCCAGCGTGAGAATCCATCGCCCCTTCTTGCTCCGTTCCTCCAACGGCTCGCTGAAGCATCTGTGACGGACGAGATCAGGGAAGAGACGCCCACCAAAGTAGAGACCCGGAAGCGCCAGCCGCCAGCCAATCCGAACGCGGGAGCGGGACAGCCAGCCCGGCCATCTCCAAGCAACTGGACGCGCGACGATATCCTTCGCGCCTCTGCAGACGCGGGCGGGCGTGGCCTGGGCTCCAATCGTGACGCTATCCTGAAGGCGCTTGCCGCTGAAGGGTTGATCCGAACCAAAAGCGTTTGACAGAAAGTCGGCGCACGCCATAGAGTCAGAGAGACGGATCGGCTCCCGATAGTGGCTGAACAGACAATTCAAACACTATCTTGGAGATATTTATTATGGCTGATGAAGTCACTTATGCCAGTCTGGAATCGGCTGGTGGGCGCGTAGGCGCTGTCCTTTCCGCCCTTGTTCTCGAGCAGCTCTACGACCCCACGGATCTCCGTGAGATCATGCAGTTCGTCCCCTTCGATATGTCTGGCTCAGACACGATGGACGTAACGCTTGACGCTGTACCCGGCGCCTTCGCTCCTGCTACTTCTGAGACCGTCGGCGGGTTCGTCAATTCGGCCTACACGACTTCGAAATTTCAGCTCCAGCCGGCGAGATACGGAAAACAATTCCAGGTGACAGATTTGGTGGGCGTAACCGGAGGCGCAATCGATATCGATCGCGTGGTCTCCAAGCTGATCGACGGTGTAGCCTTGACGATGACCGATCTGGCTTGCGCTCTCTTCCCGTCCTTCACGGATCAGGTTGGAAGCACTGGTATAGACCTGGACACGGACAAGGTCTTCGACGCTCAGTTTGCGCTCTCGATCAATCTGGCGAGCTCGGCCGGTGGGATCTCTTGTGTTCTCCATCCAGAGCAGCACAACAACTTCATCTCCAGCCTTAGAGCAGAGACCGGCGCTATGCAGTATGCACCCGCGACGGCTGAAGCGCTGTCCCTGAAGGGGCCTGGATTCCAGGGAACCTGGAACGGGATCAGCTTCTGGACATCGGATTCTGTCGGAACGGTCAACGCTGGCGCTGACTATGCTGGCTGCATGATGATGGACAACGCCATTGCTTACACTCTTGGAGATGTGAAGCGCCTTCAGGGATACGTCCCAGCGCAGAACATCCTTGTGGATGCTGGAATGCTGCTTGTGGAGCTGAACCGTGACGCTGACAATGGAATGAGCACGGCTATCGCCAACCTCTATCCAGCAGTGGCGATCCGTGAGAACGCTCGAGGCGTGGAGATCATCTCTGACGTGTGATTTGGTGGGAGCTGAGGCCGCGTCGGGATAATCTGGCGCGGCCTCTATTCCCTATTAGGAGGGACAGAATGCAGAAGACAGTGCGCCTAACGCAACCGACTAAAGAACCCGCATACGTGCGGAACAATGAAGGGCTACCACTGGGGCCAGCCCAGAAGCCAGCCGCGCGCTTCGTATACGTACACTATCCAAAGCGATGGGACTTCCACATGGACCACGGCTTCCTGCCTGTTCCATCCAAGATCCCAGCGCGCCCAGGCTGCAACGGGATCAGCAAGAACGAAGACCTGACGCCGGCGCTGGTAGTCCATCAGCAACAGGGCGCCACGTTCATAGATCCGACAGATCGACGGCTGGGAGACTTCCAAGATTACGTTCAGTTCTACACCTGCGAGAACGGCCAGAAGTGGTGGGTAGATTCCTGCATGACTGCAACGGTTCTACCTGGACGGCAGATCGTCTGGAGCTCCAAGCCCGGCGCCTGGGATGGGTTCAGAATGCAGATCCGCGATTCGGACATGATTGAGCCGCTGCTATCTGAAGTCCTGGATCTAATGCTGGCGAAGCAGCGCAAGACGATCGAACGACTGGCCGGACGCGCCGGGACGAATCCGATTCTCCAGGAACGACTCAAGAACGAAGAGGCTAAGCTTGATGCCATGCTTGCAACCTGGGACGAGATGACCGGAAAGAAGCTGGCCGCCGTCAAGGCCAAGCCCAGGAAGCCCAGGGGGCTACAGAAGCAGAAGAGCATCAACATCGTAAAGGGTGCAGAATGAGCGGAGAGAAGCCAGGGCTGCGCAAGGCCATGGAGAAGATGGCCAAGCAGATGACCGAGGCGGGTAACCGTCCAGACTACGCCATCAAGAAGGCCAGAGAAGCAGCCATCCGAAAGGATAGGCGGGAGGACGAGCGCCGATGACTGACACGCTGTATTCCGCCCGGTTCTCTGGCCCGACTCTGATCGAACGGGACAAGGCCCAGACCGTATCCGTAACCATCGAGCGGGACGGCTCGGACGCTACGATCGCGTCTGCCACGTTCACGCTATACGATGTGGGCGGCAACATCTTGATCGACGGGACAGCGGCCACCATATCGGGCGGGACTATCAGCGGATCCATCGGCGCTTCAGACTTGGATGGCAAGGCATACGGATCCGGATGGCTGGTTCAGTTCGACGCCACAATAGGCGGGACGGTCTACCGCTTCCTGAACGATGCAGCCGTATGTCTGGCCCGACTCTATCCGCCCATCGGTCACAGTGATCTGGTCAAGCGCCATTCAGACGTGGCGAACCTGCTGGCTGCTGGCGTCACAAGTCTTCAGCAGTACATTGACGACGCGTGGGCCGACTTGACCGGGCGTCTATACTCGGACTCCTGCCCGTTCTGGCGTCTTCGTACCCCGTCAGCAATGCGCGCGGCCATGTTCTCCAGGTCTTTCGAGCTGATCTTCCGGGACTACTCCACGCTGCTTGATCCGGGCGACAGGTACGCCGAGCTCGCTGACAGATACGGCGAACAGTACGGCGATGACATAGAGAAGATCCGCGCCAAGATGGACACGGGCGAAGACAATACGCTGACCAGCAACAACCTATCCACGGCTGCTGTCATCCAGCTGACCACGTCCCGCCGCTCTGGCGTCTACCGGTCTGGCACGTGACACCATCCGCAGCGCTGACAGCGTTGATCGCCCGGCTGGCCGCCGCTGGATTGACGCAGGCCAAGTCTCCGCTTGGAGTGGTCAACAGCTCAGCGCCGCAGATCGATCGGTCTTTTTCTGTCCGGCAGGTTGGGATCGGCCCGTCTTCCAGTCCCGGCCGTGGCCGTGCAGATGTCCCAGGTCTGCGCGTATCGCATAGGCTCAACGTGGAATTGGGACACCGACTGAAGCCGAACGCGGGACAGGAAGCTATCAGTCAAGCGCTGACAGATATACATAGTGTTCTCAAGTACATCGCTCTGCCGGGTACATCGTTAACGACCACGGCCGCCATTGAATTCGGCCAGTCTGCCACGGAATACCACGGCGGAGGGGCGTATCTGATTCAGCGCTTCCAACTGTCCTTGATATACGATCTGTCTCTGGTGATCTGATGCCCGCCGTCCGTGCGAATATCCGTCTGAAGTCGATTGACGTATACATCAGGCAGAAGCACGGAACAGCCAGATCCCTACTCCCGGCAGAACTGGACATTGTGGACCGATATGCGGCGCAGATGATTCGGCAGATCCGATCGCAGTGGCCCATGGATACTGGAACATCTTGGGGTACGTGGCAGTGGGAGGTACAAGGCCAGCCCGGCGCGGCGTCTCTGGTGATTGAGAATCCAATGGACTACACGACGTTTGTACACCCGGCCGGGACGGCTCCCAATCCAAGCACGGCCGGCGCTCTGGCGTCTTCGTATGCCGGGCGGTTGATTACGCAGGCATTCAACGCGACCAAAAACCAGATGGTGGCCGCCATCAAGCGACAGATCGACCGCGAAGAGGGACGCCGCCAGACCCGCAGAGCAGAGCCAACGGAGCGCACCTGGGATCTGGCTGAACGTCTGCGCCTGATTGCAGAAGCACGGGCGCGTGCCTGATGCCTGATCTGTTCCGAGCCGATCTGTCTATCACGGAAATAGGCGTGGACCTGACAGATCTGCAGCGGCGCCTGGACGGCCGAGAGCTGACTATCTTTCAAGACGCCGCCATTCAGATGCTCGAGGATACGAAGGCCGTCTGGGTCGGCTGGAAGTACAAGGGCAGACCGCCCGGCGCCGCCCGCCAAGTCAGCCGCAGAGCATGGAAGCAGGAGCTCCAGATCACGGAGGGCGTCCGACAGATCATACTCATCAACAAGGCTCGAGACTGGAGAACAGGCCGGAAGAGTTACGCTTCACACGTGGCCCGCTCCAAGGGCGCAACGCCTGAATATCTGGAAGTCCTGCAAATCCTGAAGATGGTAAACCTGCCTCAGCTCACCCAAGATCTAATCCAGGCTGTCCGTGATACCTTCGCGGAGAATCTGCCCAAGAAACGCCTCCGAGTTAATAAGACCGACCCTCCAAAATATGAGACAATGGATCTCGAAACCTGAACCACTGGAGCCGATATGGCCGCATCTGTAATCCCTAAGGTCCGCCGTGACGGAACCATCCTGCTGACCGATGGTGCAGCCAACAGCTATACAGTCGCCTATGAGAACGGGGATTGCTCGTTTGACGGCGGCGCGAAGGCAGATCGGATCGTCATAAAAGATAGAGGTGTGATAGCAGGATTACGCAAGGGCGACGATCCAGTGCCGTCACTTTCCTTCTCCGTGTTCTTCCGAGACTGGACCGATGGAACGTCTGGCGCCCTGGTTGACTTCCTGGACAAGACAGGCAGCTACAGCAGCAATACCAGCGCAGGCGGCGCCGGCTACGAACAGTATCTAATCAACATCAAGCTGACTGTTGAGGGTACAGACCACGGTGACACGGCAGACGCAACAGCCACCGCCGCCAAATGTCTCTGCACCTGGAATTTCAGCGAGTCGGACCCGGATACCATTAGCGTAACTGCTGAGGTACTGGGCGGATTCACGTATACAGGCCAAGCTTGATGCGTGAAGAGATAGCGATCGGCAGGCTTGGAACGGTGGCGTGTTCGCTTCCGTCCAGCCTGTCGGCCATGGTGGATCTGATAGACGAATTCAGACCAGAGCAACCACGTCGGATCCGTCTTCGCGTCTGCGCGGCGGCTGTTGGCGTGGCCTGTTCTCTGGATGGAGCTCCAGCCTATTCACCAATCCGATCCGATCTGCTCGAGTACGGCTCCAAGATGCTGGACTACCTGCTTCGCAAGGGCGTGACACTGTCTCAGATCGCCGAGTC